ACGGCATAGTAGCGTGTCTAGGCGTTGAGTAGCAGACGGCGGAGTGGGTTGCAATATAATTCAGCCTTGATGATTGTGAGATTTGCCGCTATGCGGTGGAGATAACAAACAGAGAATTGGGAGAGGGTGTAGAGATGGAAAAATTGAAGCCGTGCCCGTTTGTGGGGGAGATGCTGAACTTATGCGGACAGCTGTAATCGTTGATACTGACAGATTTTCACAGATAAAAGACCGATGGATTGTCAAGTGCAAAAGAGGATGCTGCCGTTCGTGCGAATGGATAGATAACATATGCCACCGTCCAGATGGGGAATTGGTTATTGCCGCAAATGGAGCGAAAGACGCAGTTAAGATGTGGAACAAAAGAGCATGAACCGCCACAAAATCACCACTGCCCGCCGGGTGATGTTGGTGACAGAGACCTATCCGGAGCAGCTGAGGATTGGAGGAAACGATGGAACGCTATAGACCTGTAAAAATATACATGACGGCAACAATAGAGATTTTGGTGGATGATGAAAAAGAATCTCAGGAAGCGCAGGATCAGAAAATGATAGACCAATCCATTGATTTTGTTCAATGTTTGGGTATGCCTGAGATTGATTTTGCAACGGCGGAGTTCGATGGCTGATCGTATCCGTCGCCACCGTGTGGGCGAAGTCTCCAGCAAGTACGGCTATCAGCCCGAATTGTTTGAGCGTGACCTGGAGCAGCACGCAGCTGAGAGCGAAGCGCTGTGGCAGGATTTCCGGGCTTGGATGATAGAGCGCAAGGTTGATCCTGAGAGGTTGCGGTTTCTGTTCCTGCGGCTATATGAAGAATTTATTAATGGAGGACAAGAAAATGAATGACAAAATGATTTTTCGGACTGCGCTGGAGACTTGGGGAACGGATGCCCAGACCCTTATGGTTTTTGAGGAAATGTCAGAACTGCAAAAAGAACTCTGCAAGTACGCAAGAGGAAGAAGCAATATAGAGGAAATTGCAGAGGAAATTGCAGATGTTCAAATTATGTTGGAGCAAATGATTATTTTACACAAGTGCGAAAAGGCCGTGGAGGAATACAGACGGAGCAAAATTGAACGGCTTAAAATTCGGCTTGGTATCAGCGACTAGATTTTCTTGCAACTCTGGGAGGAATTTTTAAAATGATTGTCTATGTCGTTGCGTTTTTTGCGTCAGCTGTAATAGTTTTTCTCCCATATTTTATTCACGACAAGATACAGCGGAAACAGATTCAACATCAAGTAAAAACTGAACCGTTTATCGTTTCTGAATATTACGACAGGATGGAGAAAGCCGCCCTTGATATTTTGGAGCACCAGTGGCCTGTAGACCAAACTATCATCCTCTGGTGGGGGCTGGACGGGCTGCGTCTGAACGAGGATGGCACCCTGGAATGGGTAAGCAGGAAGAAGCCGAAATCGAAAGAAACTACACACGCATACTTGAATTGTGGAACCCAAAATACCTCACTGGAACAACAGATATCCATGCAAATGGAGCAAATGCGCCAACAAATCAATCAGCCGATGGCACAGATGACGGCTCAGATAGACCAACAGATAAACAGCCTAAGAGCGCAAAACGGCCAATCGCAACGGAAAATGATACAAAATCTGTGTGCGGGAGCAGTGATGAGTTTACTTCCCGTGCCTGGATACATGGGATACAGCCCACAGTATCAGCTGACACAGTGCTGTGTGCAGTATCCGGCGCAATATCCACAGTACCGATATGCTGGGTGTTGCTGCAACTTTTTAGGTTGAATTACTGGGGCTAGGGTCGCTCCCGAAAAGCGGAAAGCCTTGCCGCCTGCTCCAGTTCAACATAAGGCAATGATTTACGAAAGGTGGTAGTCAAATGAACGAGCTGAAAATCTTTGAGAATCCCCAATTTGGTGAAATCCGTGTCATTGAGCAGGGCGGTGAGCCGTGGTTCGTGGCGGCGGACGTGTGCCGGGCGCTGGAACACTCCAATGTATCTATGGCGCTGGACCGCCTCGACGACGACGAAAAGGCTAAGTTGAATTTAGGGTTATCCGGAGGACCTACCAACTGTGTCAACGAGCCCGGCCTATACTCCCTGGCGCTGGGGAGCCGCAAGCCGGAGGCGAAAGCCTTTAAGCGGTGGATTACCCATGATGTTATTCCTTCCATCCGGCGCACCGGCGGCTACATATCTGGACAGGAAGAGATGTCGGCAGAGGAACTGATGGCCCGTGCGCTCACTGTAGCGCAGAAGGTGCTGGCAGATCGGGAGGCGAGACTGTCCGCTTTAACCGTCCAAAACCAGATTATGCAGCCTAAAGCGGATTACTTCGACGAACTGGTAGAGCGGAACACCCTGACCAACTTCCGGGAGACTGCAAAGGAAATCGGGGCGAAGCCGAGGGCGTTTGTGAAGTTCCTGCTGGAGAAAAAGTACATCTACCGCGATCAGAGAGGAAAACTGATGCCATATCAACCTCATTTGGATGGTGGTCTATTTGAGGTTAAGGAGTGCTACAACGACAAGACCAGTTGGAGCGGTACGCAAACACTGGTTACTCCAAAAGGACGGGAGACATTCCGCCTGCTCTTTAGCTAATTATAATATATCCTTGCGTTCGGCGCAATAATCGATTTTGAGGAGAGGTGGTGGTGATGGCCCGAGGAAAGTTTGAATACTGGCTGACCGAGGACGGGCTGACCCTGCTGGAAGGTTGGGCCAGGGACGGACTGACCGATGAACAATTAGCCGAAAAAATGAGTATTGGTATTCGGACTTTGTATGATTGGAAAATCAGATATCCGCAGATTTCGCAGGCCCTAAAAAAAGGAAAAGAAATTGTGGACTTTGAAGTGGAAAATGCTCTGCTGAAATCCGCGATTGATGGCAACACCACCGCTCAAATCTTTTGGTTGAAGAACCGGCGGCCTGATAGGTGGAGAGATAAGCCGGTAGAGGAACAAAAGAACAAAGAAAGTCCGCTCTCAGAACTTATTAGGAATTGGAAAAATGATTGATTGTACTCCGAAACAACAAAAATTTCTTTTGCTTTTGAAGAATAGCGGTTTAAAACGGCTGAATCTTCTAGAAGGTTCTGTATCGTCCGGGAAAACATGGATTTCTCTGATAGCGTGGGCGCTTTGGGTGTGGGGAATGCCGCAAGATAAACTGTATATGATGTGCGCAAAATCATTGACTACGCTTAAACGAAACTGCTTGATACTTTTGCAAGAATTGGTTGGAGAAGATGACTTTCAATTTTCTGTTTCTGCAAAAGAGGGCTATCTATTTGGGAGACGAATCCTTTTTGAGGGTGCCAACGATGCCAGGGCGGAGAGCAAAATCCGTGGCATGACGCTCCAGGGGGCCTATTGCGATGAGCTGACGCAGTTCCCGGAGGATTTCTTTTCCATGCTTCTGTCCCGCCTGCGTCTTCCAGGGGCGAAACTGATTGCCACCACAAACCCCGACAGCCCTAATCACTGGCTGATGAAGCGATACATAGAGCGGGCGGATGAGCTGGATTTCCTGGATGTGAAATTCACCATCGACGACAATACAACGCTTCCAGCTGATTATGTGGAAAATATCAAAAAGGAGTATTCAGGTGTTTTTTATGACCGGTTTATCCTGGGCCTGTGGAAGGTGGCAGAGGGACTTGTTTATCCCGATTTCTCTGTAGAGAAGAACGCTACCGATAAAACACCGTGGCTTGACGGGAATGGCACGACAAAACCAGGGACACGGTTTTATATCTCCATTGATTACGGAATTGTAAACCCCTTCTCTGCGGGCCTGTGGGCCGTCTACAGGGGCGTTGCCTATCGGTGGCGGGAATATTACTACGTCGGGCGGGAACACGAGAGAGGACAACGCAGAGACGATGAAGGGCACTATGCGGAAATAGAAAAGCTGGCCGGTGGCCTGGCCGTTGAACTGATTGTGATTGACCCATCCGCATCCAGCTTTGTGGAGACTATATACCGCCACGGGAAATACAGTGTAATCAATGCCGTAAACGATGTGGTTCCCGGCATCGCCACTGTCATGCAGCTGCTGAACGGCGGGCGGGTGAAAATCAACACAGGCTGCAAGGACTGTATTGAGGAGTTCCAGACCTATTCATGGGACAAAGACAATAACGGGACTGTGGAAGAGGTCTTGAAAGAAAACGATCACGCTATGGACGATACGAGATATTTCTGCCATACCATCCTCCGGAGCGAGTTTGGGTGGTTGGATTGGGGATGATGATA